GGTTGCGCCGAACGCCGTGATGTCCACGGAGTCGCGGGTGTCGGTGACCGTCACGCTGTTGGCGTGGTCGGAGAGCGTCACACCGTTGACGATCACCGTTGCGTCGGTGAGCGTGAAGATCGCCATCTACTTGACCTCTTTCTTTCCCTGTGTTTTCGCGGGCTTGTCTTCCCGCTTGATGTGGCCGCCTTCGACCAGCAGCGCTTCGACGCCAACAGTGAGTGCGGCCTCAAACGTGTCGCCAGGGGATGTTTCGTGCACGATGCTGTTGCCGACGACCCGGTAAAGGCGCGGCACGATCTCGAGCAGACCGCTTTCGAGGTTCGCTGCTTCCTCGTCGGCGGTGAACTCCTTGTTGAACTCTTCTCCCTGCTCGTAGCTGCCGTCCTCCGTGTGAACACGGAGCGGCAGAAGCACCCGGTACCTGTTCACGGCTGGGTGAGGTTGAAGACGCCGACCGTGACGGACGTGGTGAACCCGTGCGTCACCGTCGCCTGACCCGTCGTCGGGTCCGCGAAGAACTGCGGCGGGAACGGGCCGATCATCCGCTCCTGCGCGTTCGTCACCGACACGACCGTGTCGCTGATCGTCAGGCCGGGCGGGTCGCCCTGCAACACCTGGATCGTGCAAGTGTCCGGGGAGCCGCCGCCGTTCTTCACATGAATGAACGTGTTCACGCCAGGAGCGAACGTGTCCGACGCCGACACGGCCGAGTACGACGGAGTCACGCCCGTCCGGCTGATGTTCTGAGTTGTGAGCGCTGCCATCTATCCTCCGTTTACGTACAGGTCAACAGTCCATTCGGCCCCGAGGACCGAACCGCCACCATCAGCACGGGCGTACTCGCGGTAGCCGGAGCACGACCGGACGATCAGGTCCATCACCGCGCCACCAAGCGTCTTGTCCGACTCGATCGCGGCCTTCACCGAACTAGAGCCCGTGGACGCCAGGAACTCGTCTAGGCGTTTCTGGCCGGCGATGTCGCCGACGTTCGCGACGATCGCCTGCACCGTCATCGTCCAGAGCTCCAACCCGTTCCGCATCGCCTGGTGGTACTCGACGGCGTCGCCGCCCGGCATCATCTGGATCGCCGGCGGGGTCGGGTTCGACAGCACGTACGGCGACACTTGGGCTGGGAGCAGCGCGAGGTTGTCCGCCATGCCTTGGCGGATCGACGCCCAGTCAGCAGCCATCTAGATCGGGTGGCCGCGGTCGTAGTCGCGCAGCAGCATCGCCACGTCCGGGTCCGACTTGGCGATACGTACGGCGACGCCGTCAAGGCCGAGCGCGACAACACCGAACGGCGCCTCCCGTCCGCGGCGCAACAGGCGCGCGGCGATCAGCGCGGTGGCCTGTTTGATCGAATCGGGAATCGACGGCCAGCCGAACTTGCCGGTCACCTGGACGCTGCGCGGCCAACCGTAGAACTGAAGGTTCCCGCGCGGATGCACCCGCACCGTGTCGTACGCGCGACCGTCGGCGACGGCGTTCAGCGGCTCCAACACGAAGTGTGTGTTGGCCGTCCACGTCTGCGAGAACGAACCGTCACCCACAGGGTCCGTCTTGAAAGACGTGAGCGTCGTCAGGTCGGTGATCTCGAGCGAGCTGCCCTGCTTCGGCGTGTAGTACCTGACCTGGGTCGCGTCGGCGTCGGGCCAGAACCGCCGGCCCGTCGCCGACTCCACCGCGCGAGACGCTGCGGTGATCGCCAGATCGATGTCCTCGTCGGCATACGAGGTGCCGACCATCTCCAACGTGGCCTTGAGCTCGTCCCGGGTGATGTAGTCGGACGAGGAGGGCGCGTGCGCGCGGACGGTTACCTGGAACTCGTCGGTGTCCTGTGTTTTCGCCGACGGCAGAGTGACGTGCCACCAGGCGAGATAGTCACCCGCGGTGTCCACATCGAGCGCGGCCCAGTCGTAACGGACAGTTCCTGCGGTCGGCGACACGATCGTTGCTGCGGCATCGACCTTGAGCGTGGACGATCCTTCGGCGCGCATCTGGAACTTGACGCTCGAGCCGGTCAGGTCGAACGCCGCGCCGCCGATGCTGATGGTGTCGGCGATGCTGGGGCTCCGGTTGTTGAGCCACTGGATGATCAGGTCAGGCAACCGTTACTCCTGTCTCGGTCCGGGAGGGTCGAACTCGCCGGTCGTGCCGTTGTGCGGGTTGAACGCGCCGTGCTGCGGGTCGTTCCCGAGGCCGCCCGAAGGTCGGTTGCGGAACCTTCCGACGATGAACACCGCTGTCGGACTGATGAACTCGGTGAGGATGCTCGCAAGCACCGACACCACGGAGGCGGTCAGCGTCTTCACCACCTGCTTCGTAACCGTCGCCGTAGCGGTGGCCGTCGCCGTGATGCTCTTGTTGGCGCGTCTGACCATCGTGGCCGTCGTGGTGACGGTCGCCGTCATGGTCTTGAGGAACACCCGGATCGCGGACAGCGTCGCCGTCGTGGTGACCGTGGTGGCGGTCATACGCTTGTTGGCCTGCTTGACGATCGAAGCTGTGACCGTGGCTGTCGTGGCGGTCAACGGCTTGCCGACCTGTCGCACCATCGTCGCCGTGGTCGTCACCGTCGCCGACAGCGTCTTGAGGATCACCTTGATCGCGTTCAGCGTCGCTGTGGACGTGACGGTCGCAGCCAGCGCCTTGTTCGCTTGTTTGACGATGCTGGCCGTGGTCGTCACGGTCGTCGCAGTCAGGCTCTTGTTCACTTGCTTGGCGATGGTCGCGGTCGTCGTGACCGTCGCGCTAATCGTCTTGAGGATGACCTTGATCGCCGTCAGCGTCGCCGTCGAGGTGACTGTTGCGGCAAGCGGCTTAGCGACACGCTTGACGATCGAAGCGGTCGTCGTGGCAGTAGCGGCGAGGGCCTTATTGGCCTGTTTGACGAACGCAGCCGTCGTTGTGACGGTGGCCGTGAGCGCCTGCGAGAACGTCGCCGCGCCAGCGGCAGCCGGGAGGAAGATCCGCGACGGCGGCTGCGCCGCGTGCCGCGGTTGCGGCAGCGGGTAGCGCGTAGTGCTCATTCCTCCCAGTCAATGTAGAAGTCGACGTGCTGGCCGGTTCCGGTCGGGCAGATGATCACGATGCCCGCCGTGGTCGCATTGTCCAAGACCAGGTCGTCGAACGTCCAGATCACGCCGGACCCGATCGCGGCGCCGAGAGATGCCTGCCGGATCGTGCCGCCAACGGTCGCATCAGCCGTGTGGGTGTTGAATCCGGTCGTGATGATCGAATGGCTGTCGTCGTCAAGACAAACCTCGGTCAGACCGGCGCCCTGCGTACCGGTCGCGCTCGCCCGGGCGACACCCACGGCACAGGCGGTCGTGGTGGTGTTGAACACGCCGATCTCTTTGATGCGCGGCTTTACGCCCGTCGTCGCGTAGACGCTGGGGCCACGCGCAGCGGTCGGCACAGCGGAAGTCCTGCCTGCAACGGTGCAACGGGCCATGAGTCTCCTAGGTGGGAATCGGGGGTGCCATGACGAGCTCGGGAATGACAGCGCCAGCAGCGGCAGGCGCTGCGAACGACGAGCCGCTGATCCAAGTCGAGATGCTGCCCGACCACTGGAACCCGGCGAGATACGTGCCGGTCGCGGCGACGATCTGATCTTCCGACGCGGTGTCGCCGAGGTCGATGACCTTCGTGTTGCCGTTGTTGCCGACCAGGCTTGTGAACCCGGAGCCGGCGCCGATGAACCCGAAGATCACTTCGTCCGGGACCGCCGTCGTCCACGACGCAGACACGTGGCTTGTCGCTGTGGTCGCGTCTCCCTTGCCGCCCTCACCGGCCGTGAACGGCGCGGCGGTGTCTGCACCGGAGTACTGGTGAACGATGAGCCGCCTGAACGTCGAGTTGCCGGAGAAGTTCGCACGCACAACGTTCGACGCGTTCCCGGTGATGTTCTTCGCGTAGAAGATCTCGGCGTGGTCACCGGTGCCGTTGTTTGCCTTGAACCCCGTTGACACGTACGTGTTAAGGGCTGTGTCTGTGGGAACGTTCGCGTTGGTGTTGTTCGACCAGGCGACACCGACGACGAGGAGGTTTCCTGTGGTGTGGTTCGCCGCGGTCGCGCTCAGGTTCGTAGCGCTCGCATCCGCAGACCCGCTGGTCGTGTTGACGCGCGAGAGAGCCACGGTTCTACGCCGGGTAGGTGAACCCGATGCTGTACCCGTTCAACCGGCCGCGTGAGTTGATCACAAGGTTGATCCGGCCCGCAACACCGGTTGGGATGTCGAGCCGCTGATCCATTCCCTGCCCGAACGTGCGCTCGATGGAGCGTCCGTCGCTGTCACGCGTGATCGAGAACGACACGTCATCGATCGACGGGTTGTCGCAGATCACCGCGGTTGCGCGCAGAAGCGCGTCGTCGTACTCGAGCGTCAGTGTGACGTCGCCGGCCGGGCTGTTGATCGACGCCAGCTTGAGGGTCGCGATCGCCACTAGTTGTCGAAGATCGCTTTGATGGTGAACTGGATCGAGTCGCCCGAAGCGAGGCCGATCCCGGTGAAGTCACCTTTCAGGAACAGGTTGCCGCCCGACGCCGCGTCGAACAGACCAGCGTTCGTCACAGTTCCGGCGCCGGTCGCGGTCCGGGTCGCGACGACCTGGTAGGTGTCATTCGTCGTGTTCGTCGTCTGACGGGTCGATGTGCCCGCCGTGTGGTCGGTACCGGCCGACGTGGACAGGTCCACCAGCTTCTCGCCGAACAGGGTGGAATCACCCACCGCAGCGGTGCCGGCGGACGTACCCCATCCGACGTTCACCGGCTCAGTGCCTGAGCCCTTGAGGCGGTTGGTCACGATGTCCAGTCCGCCGTTCACAACTACGGTCGCCATCTAGGTCTCCTTAGTTCGTCCAGATGCGACGCCAATCCACGTCGCGAAGTCTTTGCGGGCAGTCCTGCGGAAAGTCCACTCCCCTGTTCCTGGCATCCCTGGCGGCCCACCGGTTCCAGCGCAGGATCTGGATGGCCGAGAAGAGACGCTGCCAACGGCTGCCGCCTCCGACCGTCCCAATGTTGAAGTGCTTGCCCGACCGGACCAGTGATGTGTCGATCACCCAACGCACGGACGAACGGGCCTGAAAGTCGCTCATGCCGCCACCTGTTCTTTCAGGATGCGCCGCATCGGCATCCACGTGCCGTTGCCCAAGTGCAGGTTGATCTGCCACTCGCCGTCCTTGAACACCGGCCAAACATCAACCTGGCCGATATGACCGAGGCGGGCGTCGGTGTCACACCAGAGCCGGAACCCGGCGGCGCGCAGCTTCGCGCAGAACGTCAGGTCCTCGTTCAGGCCGCCGTGCGACTCGAACACCGGATCCTCGAGCGCATCCAGAACACTGCGCCTGACAAGCATGCCGGCGCTCCC